GTGAACAAATTATGTAACGAATATTAACAAACTATGAACTAAATAATATCAAGAAATCTTCTGATAAGAGGTTAAATAATATCATTGTATATCTTCTGAGATTTGCTATAATATAATCAGAAAGATAAAGAAAACAAAATAAAGAAAAGGAGATAGCAAATATGAGAAAATCAAAAAATTATTATAAGTTTATGGAGTACATGGCATTTGGAATCAGTGGTTGGCATGAGGACGCGGTTATGGTAGACAATGGAGTAATTGAATACTGGGTGTCTCGTGACGATATACACAAGAGATTAACAGGAGAAAGTGAGGTATTAGCATGCCAGAATTAAGAGAATATCAAATAGAATATTATGACGTTGCAAACGACACAAACGACTATATGACAATTTTTGCATATAGTGTACATCAGGCAAGAAAGATATTCTATATGACAACAACAGGGAAATATATTGCATATGTTGAGAGTATTAACAGAAAGTGAGGGACAATATGAGAATTTACATTCCATGTTATACGTGTAGTGAATGGACTGTAGTAACACTAGAATCATCAGAGTGTAACTTATATAAGCGACACTGCGAAGGTTATACAATTTTTGCATACAACAACGCAATTGCATATAACGGAGATAACATTTTTAATAACATTCAAGGGGCGTATGGATATATCAATAAAGACTATAGCGAAGCGAATAAGCATAAAATTGACGTAAACAATATTAAATGGAAAAATAGAAAGTGAGGATTGACCATGGATGCATTAACCACAAAACAGAAATACCAGATGTATGATGAAATCGGAGAATTAGTTCTCAAATATGGCAAGGACAAAACAACAAAACGAATGATTGCATCATTTTTTCAAGAAGTCCAAAAGGTTGAAACTTCAAAAGAGCTTATAAGCATGTCATTTGTCTTAACATCCCTTAGCTATCTTCTTGAAATAACCTTCCCAACCAAATAACAAACAATACAGCCACCATTTGGTGGCTGTATTTATTAAGAACCGAACTTCACGCCATAGCCGTATATAAAAATTTCTTTCGCAATAAGCGGATCATTATTGAAATTATATGTCACATTGGTGCTATGAATATTGTTCAATGAAATAGTCTTAGCAGGTGTGGTATCAATAACACAATCTCCAAAAGGTAAAAAAATGTGAGTACCAAATGTACCATCTGTTTTATAAGCCTTGAATGCGAACCCCATTGGAATGACAATATCATTACCTTGTTTGCTAATTGAAATATTGCCAACGTTTCCATGCCAATAATGGTCATCCAGATTGTAAATTACGCTCACAGTGGGGCTATTGTCAATGTATTCACTAGCATATCGTACAATCTTTGTTTTCTGTAATGATGATATATCATGCTCGATACTTTCCCCCCAACTATCCACATACTCGAACGCATTAACCACACAATCTTTTAAGTTTCTCACCCCACGCCAAAACGCAAGATTGGAAAACCTGTCTGGTAAATTCTTCATTGGCTCCAAATATTTTAATAAATCCATATATAAATACCTCTCTTTCTAAAATTATCCATTTTCTGCAATTGCGTAAATATATAAGTCCCACTTAGTATTGCTTGTGATAGGATCACTATCTGGACAGATAGCTATGGTAAGTTGTTCAGTTGTTAAGCATAACTTCGCATTTGTCCCCGTGTTTGGTACTTGAAGTCTAACACCGCAGTTGACATTTTTAGAATCTCGGATGGTGTTACTAACATCAGAGTTAATCATTAAACTATCATTTGGTAGAAACGGCACATACGAAGTTTGAAATTTAATTTCATCCATGGTATATCCAAAAGGTCGAGATAATGTAAAGTCAAAAAAGCCATCACTAGGGGTAAATTGCCTTTGTTTATATAGTGGAATTATAGATCTAGCAGTCGGATAATCTGGGAGAGAATCAAACACGCCCTTGCATACAGCAATAAAAGGTAACTTACATAATGTGATAGGTTGTGTCACACGCCCTAACTGAAAAAATCTCGGTAAACGTGTAGAGGTGTCCCACCATACGACATTAGAAGAATATTCCCACCGTTCAACTGGTGCTTGGGTTCGGAAAACGAGTTTATCTTTTAACCAATTCCACCAGTTCTGCCACAACCCATTTTTAAATTCCTCATCTGTCGCATTATAAATGTCAATTGGTGGAATAATGTTTAGATTCTTCAACAAATCTTCCAACTTTTTCACCCTTGCCTCTAATGCTGTCATGTCAGCTTGAATCTGAGTAATAGAATTGTTAATGTTGGAAATTGACTGCTCAATATCTGTAATTTCATTTTCGATATTTGACACTCTATTTTCGATATTGTCTAAACGTTGATTGATATTTGTAATGTCATTTTTAATATTATTCAATTCAGTCTGAATATTTTGCAACTGCTCCTCGATATTTGTTACTCTAGTGTCCAACGCTTCATACTTCGCATACAAATCTTTTAATGATTCTTCTACACTTTTTGCCCACGCATTAAATTCGGCATTAAATTCATTCAATGCGTCAATAACATCATTCAACTTCGCCCACAAAGCACATACCTTTTGCAGAAGTGACAAACAATCATCAAAAAGCAAAGGAATCGTAAATTGATGATGCCAACAAAAGCCCAAATGCTCTTTGTCGGGCGGATTGATAATAGGTATATTTGCCATATATTACACCTCACTTTCATAATTCTACTCACATTATAACACAAGTTCCGCTTACGTCAATCACCTAAACAGCCCCAAAAAATTATGTTTCAGTTTATCACAAATCTCCGTCTCAAAATCCCACACGGCAGTTGTATAAGTCTGTGCATTAGCCGCGGCAGTTCCACTCGAACCGCTGTGCATGGTAGAGTCGTCAACATGATTCTTGCTCACATTCGTCAAATAGTTATCATCCAATAAATCCGTTTGACCTTGCGGAGTATCTAAAAATTTATGCCAATCATCGGATGTATGAACGCTCTTGCTGTTATCAGTCTCAAACATATTCTTTGCGTTGTAAGCTTCAAAACGTGCTTTTAGCTTTAAATTCAGTTCGGGCATAATTCGCGCCATATCACCCCTCATGTGCTCACGAAACAAAAAGTCTGTCTCATAACCAATTTCCCACTCCAGAAAATGACGAATGATCATATCGTTAATAGGCTTTCTAAAATCCTCACTGAAAAGCGGATAATCGTCAAGCCCAAAAGCCGCAAAATCATAATTATCAAACAAGCTCTTATTAGACTTTCTGTCATTTCCGACTTGAGCATTCTGCAAAATATCATAGACATGGAGCGTATAAGCCGCCCCTACATCATACCAATACTTGTCATTGTCTACAAAATTAGTATCAATCATTGGAATTGTCATTGTTATCAGCTCCCTTCTCTTGAGATTCCAAACCAGCGTTTTTCACAGTTTCCACGGTGTCACGGTTCGTATTCATAACCGTGAATTGGTCTAACAAACCAGCATCACCAATTACTCTGTCATTAAACGTTGCCTTAACATCAAGCCCGAACTTCGCTTTACATTGATCACAAAAATTCTGTCTTGCCGTCTCGTAACTATTTCTTAGCACCATTAAAGTAGGTGCATCTTGCATCACTTCAAGGCTTGAAACTTGTGCAACTTTAGACTGTGTTCGCCCATTGACTCCCAGCATAAACATAAAATCCGACATAAGCATAGACTTTAGCTGTTCGACACTTCCGGCAACGAAAGGTGCTGGTGTCTGGTATACGATTTGTCTAATATCATCATACTGACTTTTTAAAGGTGACATATCTCTTGTATATACAACTGGTTTGTGTCCAGCAATCTGTTCATATAAATTGGCAAATGTTAATTCCTGTCCATCGGGTGCATTAAGAATAGCTGGTGTATTCTGTGCTTTCAGATTGACATTTATACACCTGTCACATTCATATAGCAAAGCCGCGAAGTGCCGACACAAGCCGTCGATGGAAACAATGTCGTAATTTGTAAACGGGGATAGGCTAGCGGTAAGCGTCGCAACTTCTTTAATATCTCTAGTAACACTGTTCGTAAACGTCTGACACTGATACTTTGTCGCGCCACCGTACCATGTAAGTGTGCTTGCCGCCACACATTCACCAACAACAAAAAATTCAGATTCCTTCCATAGTCCGCCCAGCTTGCCTAAAACAAAATTCTCGTTTAAAATGCAATTTGCATGACGGTATATATCATCATCCTCAAACGGCAAACCTTCAAAAGTCCATGCATCAACGGCGATTCTACGTAGAAAACTGTAATATAACCCAATCGCCAACAAATTTTCCGCTTGTGTATTCTGATTTTTGGTATTTCTTTTCAAATTGCTACACCTCACTTTCTATTGTTAACGTTCCACGTGGAACATGGAACATAGAGTGTTGACCCTCACCCTCACCCCACACCCCTCAGCCCTCAGCCTTCCACCCTCATTTTACCATATTGACCGTCATTGTCAATGATCAATTTTCAGTGGCAAAACATTCGCGAAGTATTTTAAAGACCAATAAGGGCAAAACATACTTCTAGCGTCAATTCCCCCTATTGGTGGGGGCGGTGTTGTTGGTTGCACAACCTCAGTCGTGCCGCTACCTGTTGCGCTTCCAGCATTTCCACCAGCCGGATTGACGGGGGCTTTTGAGTCTGAGTCTGAAATTGTACCTTCGCCAATTTGAATAACGCCTGTTTGCGCCGCCATGTCTGCAAAGACGCGGTTGTACTGTGTAGTTGTCCATCTGTCTCCGTCATAGTAACCAGTTTTCGCGTTTTGCCGTGCCATGACTAGCTTTATCCAATCGCTTTCTGTCTCTTTTCCAGTAGTTCCAGCAAATATATCTTTGACAGCATCCCAGTGTCCACTATCACGAATTGATATACTTGCGGCTGTACCTACGGCATAAGCGCCAATGTTAGATACATCATAGCCTAAATGTTTTTGTATGTTTGTTCTAATAAGTTGATAGTAGTCGTTAAACATTGCCCAGTTTTGCATTTTTGAAAATTCGGCGAGGTGGTTGTTTGTATAGTCTATGAAAAGCTGTTTAAGCCCAGCGTTGTTGATAAGTGCTGGATTTTTTACACCCAAATCAATGTACGGTTGAAATCCACTGAAGAGGTTCGGGTACTGTTGCACACAAAATTGCATAAATGGCACTAGACCGTATTCATAGTCAAACTGATATCGCCCGTAAGCTTGCCCACCGTCACCGTTTATATACCAACCGCTAGTGTCAGTATATTCTTTACCAGACTCGAAGTATTGCCAATTTATCCACATTCGTGCGCCTACTTGTTCATCTTCTTTTTTTTCTTCTGGAACTGGTTGTGTTGACTCTGAGTTTTGCACAACTATAGCGGTGTGTCCAGACATGTGTAGAATATCGCCAACTTGTAAATTGTCACCTGTTGTCAAGTATTTACTGTCACGCAATATGTCGAAAAGTCCCGTGTTTGTCAGTGCGCCAAGTTCACTGTCTGTATTCATTCCCGTGCTGACTTGAATATTTAGGCAGTTTAAAATACATGCAACTAGAGCAGAGCAGTCAGTAGCACAAGGTGTTTTAACGTCTTTAGGTTTCCACCCGACTTTTCTACATTCATTTGTAAAAGTTTCCCGTCTGTGTTGATTATATCCAACATTTTGATTATCACATGATTCTATCATAAGCGTAGCAATCGCACGGGCAACGTCTGGACGGTTGCGAATACGTGCAATCCAATCCCAACGCCTACCGTCTCCAGTTTGCGGAAACCACCCTGTCACACGGACTTCTAGTCCGTTTTGATCTCCGTCTTTACCGCCCCAAAGATTGCCGTTTTCATCTTTTGAAGCTTCACCAATATATGTTGCCATATCAACCGCCCTCACTTTCTGGAAAATGATTTTCTAAGATTTTGTCAGTGTGCTTATAGTTTCCGATACCGTGCCAAAACCACACGCCACTGTCAAGGCGATTTGCCATGTATGCAATTGCGTTTTGTGGTGCATTTTCCGCGGTGATGATTGCCCCGCTTGTGTGTACGTAGTTTAGAATTGGTAAAGAATCAATTACAATGTCGGCAAGACTGCCATTGTAGTTGTAGCCGTACATGCAAAAATAGTTGTTAAACTTTTTGATATCTTGTAAAGAAGGATAGTACCATGCAACAGATATCATAGGGAAAAGCGCGTTATACATTGCGATAGTTCCAGTAGGATTTCCAATTGTTAGGTCTGATTCTTCAAATTTTGCACCCAAATTTTCTGCAAAAGTTTCCGCGGCTTGCAGCTCACCTTTAATGTCAAGTGAAAAGAGATTTCCGATTGACGCAACGCCAAAGTTTCCAAAGTCACGCATAACACCGCTATTGTTTAGCTGTGTAGTCGATAACTGTACACTATCCCACGTACTACTTGCAAGCGAATAGTCTCCGTTTGTTCCGTTTCCGTACTGCTCTGGTGTTATAACAATACCGCCTAATTGTGACTGGTTAGCCGCCCACTTGAATTTAAATTTTTTGGCGAGTAGTGCAGACTCATCAAAATAACGAAAATCATATTCTTTAGCACTTCCACCGCAATTGACTGTAAGCTTGTTAAACTGAGGTGAAGTATAGAGCTTGTTCCATAGAGGTTTTTCAACAAAAGATTGTACTAACTCAACCTCTCCGGTTCGATTGTCAACTTTGTCCAGATTTTCACCGCTTATGTCACTAGCAAAAAATTTAGGTACGTGATAAGCTCCGATAATATCTTCCTGTCTGCCACATTTTGCATAGCGTTTAACTACTTCTAACGCTTGTGCTCTTGATAGCTTACTTGTGTTACTCTGGACTATGCCGCCACATTCGCAAGGGTTGACAGAAACCAATGAAAAGAAATTGCTTATTTGACCATAATCACCCATGGCAAAATTTGCGATTGCCGCGTAGAAATCACTTGAACGATTTTCATAGGTGTCCGTATTGTTTGCGGTCATGAGATAAACTGAATCGTCATCATCTTTTGAAAAGCCGTATTCGGTTCGTGCAATTTCCCACCTATCGACTTGCGTTGGTTCGGGATAAAAGTTTGCAAAAAGGCCGTCTGAAGCCGGATGTTGTCTGACAATTGGTGACGGATGGAATGTGTATTTGTCGATGTATGTCGCCCAATAATCAACAGATGTGTTTACATATGTCAGCTTATTGTTTACATACTGGTAATCAATGATGTACGCGAATTCAACTCTCGTTTCATTTTGATATGCCATGTAATTATAGCGTTTCAACTCATCCGCGCGGACTGGACAGCGAAAAGTCTGCCCCTGTCGTTCCCATGTCACGTTATCATAACGTTTATAAGGAAGAACGCTGAGAAGTTCTTTTAAAAACCCCTCAGCGTTTCTTTCTGCTGGGATTAACAAATGCTTACCGCTGTCGTCAAATGGCGAATCAAACAAGTATACAGTTGTCATAAAATCCCCCCTTTATTTATGCCTGTTTACAAATTGCAACAGCATTTCCCCACGGTCTAATGCCGTATGTCTGCCAAACGTTCAAGTACTGATTCTGATACATTCCCGCGGCATTGTAGAAGTCACCACTTGTACTTAAGGTGTCGCGGTACTCGAAAGTATTAACATCCGCTAATACGGCTAAAATATTCTGATCGTCTGTAATGGTTTTCCAGTACTTTGTCACAGGATCAATTGCAGATTCAAAATCTAAGTAGCTGAAGTCTGGGAAAGGTGTCACACGTCCAACCAAGTCAGCTTTGCTCATGTTGAAAGCACCCGCGAGTGTTTCAACATTGCAATTTACTAAAACGTCGCTTCTTATAAACAAATATAAACTGTCAGATGGTGTCCATGTGATAGCAGGTGTCGCGTCTGCAATTCCCTGTGCTGCTGCATATGCTTGGTAATTGTTGAAGTCACTTGAAGCATGTGTGATATCAAGTGCAATTTTCTGAATGGTCTTGATAAAGCCGACAGATGAAGCGGCAGGGTCGGCCTCATCCCATGGAATTTCCTTCTTAACTACTACTTTGTTTTTAACGGAAGTCTGAATCAACTTCTTGATAAGGTTTTCTTCTTCAATCTCGTTCCCACTGAAAAGACTTGTCACCATGCCCGTTACCATACTGTCAAGCTGCTCCCATGACGTGAAAGCACCTTCCATCAGTTCACGTGGAATAGTGACTGGGAACTGCCTTCTTCTGTTCTGTCGGAAGTAGCAAGTTTTAACGTCTGGTTTGGTGACATTTAAAAGTGTCGCTCCGAGTGAAATGTCATAGTCGCGCCCCATGGCAGGATTGACATAGTTCATTTCCATATCAGTTCCAAGTGGAAAACCTTCTTTTTTCAGCATTGCATACTGATTGGTATACATCTTAGATTCCACGGACTGAATGACAATCTTGTTTACAACATAGTGAAGAAACTCATTCATAAATGGTGCATACTTTACAATTGGTGTCATGGCGTGACTAATAGAAGTCGCCACGGTAACTTCGCCTGTTGCCCTCATGTATTCGTTTGAGGAATTCTTTCTAGCATCGTTAAAAAGATTTACTCCGCGCTGTGCGCTTGACAGCGGTGTTGTTGTTTTTGCCATACTTTTATACCTCACTTTCTATATTAGCTATAATAGCTTAAAATGTCGTCTGTTGTAACTTCCTCTTTTTCTTCTTCCACATCTTCTTTAAGTTTTGGAGCTGGAGAAATCGAAGTTGTTACACGGTTGAACAGCTCCAAATTCTGCTTGCTAAGTCTGTCGTTTTCCGTTTTGAGTGTTGCGTTTTCTGTTGCAATAGCTTTCTCGGCTTCGTTTGAAGCTTTTGCCATATCAAGCACATCCACAACGATTCTTCGCATTTCATCCACTGTCATTCCATCTGGAATTGAAAGCGTTGTCACCATCTTATCAATATCAATCATGCTTTTGCCCCCTCATAGTTAATATTCGCAAAGTGAAAACTGTGCTCCCATTCATATTCTGCAATTCTGCCAAGTTCGATAGTGTGCCCCTCTTTTGGCATGTGCAGAAAGAAACCATAGCCAATGTCAATTCCAACATGTCTACCTTTACCGCCAAAAGATGAATACAATCCGTTTCCTTCTGTTCCTAGAAACGGTGTAGTCTTTTCTGCTCCGTCATGATAGTGCCCAGTGCTATAATTTTGCACACCTACAACGGCGGAGACAAAACCGCTACAATCATATCCAATTTTACCACGCGAGAACGCTTTATAAGCGGCTAACTCTTGCGTTGTATACTTCGAGAAATACGCTGGTTCAAGGCTGATTAAAGTGTCCATCACTTCATCGGTTAGGACTTGCCCTTTTGCACCGTAAAAATATGCATATTCATCACGGTGATAAAACATAAATAACGCTTTTTTGATAACTTCATAATATGTCATGCTTTCACCTCATCTTCCAATTTTGTTTTAATCTCTGATATCATGTCCCTTAGTGAGTTAATAGCATTTGTCAACTCTTTTGTTTCCTCTTTGTGAACGTCTGTCTGGTACTTGATATAGTAACACAAGATTAACGTCATACAGATCGGAAAGCCTACACTTGTAATTATCTGTGTAACTGCACTTACATCCATCACAACACCTCACTTTCTAAAAAGGTGGGCGTGTCTCCACGCCCGTGCTGACAGTTTGCACAACTACCCCGCTCTTCACGGTCTGTCTGGTAGCCCCACTTTCATTTTATCATAGGTTTAATTTTTGTCAATAATCAAACGCTTAATCAAGTCATTAAATTTTTCAGAAGCGTTTTTTGTGTTTGCACAAATTTGAGAGGTACGTTTATAGTATAGTAGCCACTGTATAACTCTTTGCGTTGATGGTAAATATAACTCATTTGTTTGTAATGTGGTTTTTGCTTTATATTTTCCAGATACAATCACAAGTGGACAACGTTCGATGTGCGGCAGTATCACAGTTATTCCAAAATCCTCTATGTATATTCGGTTGGTTTTTTTAGATAACTCTGCATACCATTTCCATGATAGACTCTTGTATATGTCGGGATATATATTTTCTTGCCATGCACCCGTAATAGTCATGTCGGTTGTCTGTGACTCATAAACCGCAAGATGTTTAGAGACATGTGCATGTTTTGGCGGTTCGGTATATAAGACGCATATTTTTAAGTTATCATCATCAAGTTTTCTGTTAAAAATATAAACTTTTCCCTGTTCAAGTTTACGTGCGTCAATGTTGTAATAAACAAACAACGGGCTTTTTGGATTGATGCTATTTGCACATGCTACAACTTTAACGTCTTTTCTACGTCTGATTATTGTCGACAGTTGTTGACTATACCCTTTAAGAAATTCGTTTGTTGAAAGTGGGATTATTGTAGTCGTGTCGTCATCTTCGATAAACTCATCAAAAAATATAGTTTTAACTGAATCGTAGCCGTTACCCTTATATTTCATCCATGATGCTATTGATGAGCTATAGCCACATGGCGAATATATCCATTTATTATTTCTTCCTAACTCTTGTTTCCTATACACACCGCTATAGTAATTTAAGTTTGCTTCTTCTTTCCATAATGTTTTTTCAACATATGGCTTGATGTTGGCGACAGCGCCCCACGCTCTACCGCGGATAAGATAATCTTCGCGTGTACGCATGTAAACAAATTGCGCACCTGTAGCATTATAGTCGTCAAACAAGCCCTTAAAAACAGAGTATGTTTTACCCGCGGAACGTTCGCCAAAAACAATATAAACATCAGCGTTTAAACTGTAAAGTGATGGAATGTTTATATAGGTTTCGTCACCTACTGTTATATATAAGTTTTCTATTTCCATATACTATTATTCTCCTATCTTCTCTAAGATTATTGGTGATAAGTGCTTCGTTTTTACCGTAAACTTTTCTAAACGTTTACTTATATCCATATCAGTATTTTCTTTCTTTCCGTCTTTTGTTATTAGTGTCGGTTTGATGCTATAAACATCAATGCCTATCAATGCGCCATATTCGGGTGATATTGATAAAGTATATGTGGTATCTTCTATCCATGTGCCGCCATTGTCATAAGTTTCGATTGCGTTTGTAGTTGGGTGGGATATCGTACGCCCAGATACATCTTTATCAAAAGTTGTAAAAATTTCAAAATCTTCGATTGATGAAAGATAATTTACAGCTTTCTTTGAGAGTCCCGACACAGTCATATACAATTTGTTATCAGTATCTTGATATATATATTTCTTCGCGCCAAAAGTCTTAAATTTCAACCATGCACCAGCATCTTCAGTTTCCCAATCAAAAACTCCTAAATCTGGTAGTTTGTAATCTAAACCATAGCGTTTTATAGCTAAGTCGATTTTATATTTTGCATATTCGTTATACCCGTTTATTACGCCTAAACATTCCTCTCGATTGATAACTTTTGCGCTGTCTGTATCACAGTAGAGCACATTTCTATCAATCTTCGACACTATATCATGCATTAAATGGTAGCGTGTCCACGCGGGTATAAAAACGCCAATTTGATAAGGCAAAAAACTTCTAAACGATTTATAAAATTTCTCAAGTTGCGCGGAAATTTCCTCTTTGTTTGTGATAGCACAGTGGTCTAAAGTCCACTCCGTGCCGTCAAGTGCAACAACATCATGAATAGGATCTTGCACAAACATACCATAAAAGGAATTTACGCGGTTTTTTGCTTTTCCGTAGTTTAATTCTTCGCCTTTTACATGCTTTAAACTCTGTTTGTTGTTGTAATACTTTAGCATTGTGCAAACAATTCCAGATGGTAAATAGTCAGCTCTACAATAGTAACATTCATCCACTCGGATTGATTCAATTTTATACATGCGTAGTATAATAGCGAGGTCTAGCGAAGTACATGTTGTCTTTATCATGTCAGCTTTGAAGATTCTACCATTATCCATAACACAGTCACTTGACACTTCACAATGTGAAAGTGATAGATATGTCATTGAACCACGTGCCTTGATATTTTTTGCTGTTATGGTGCATATGAAAAGATAATTGTCTGTGCTCATTAAACGCTTTAAGTCGTAGATATTCGCACCCTTTAGCGGCCTGAGTGGACTACATGGAAATTTTTCTGTTGCAATTGCAAAAGGATAGGCACTGCCAAAGTCGTAACTATCTACATTTTCCATGATTTGTCCGGCATACAAATAGTTAGCGTGTGTATAGCCACCCATGAAAGCTTTTCGACAAATAACATATTTTTCATAGTTAAGCTTGGTATTTCTAAACATTTTCATCCACTTATAATCTTTTTTCATGATGGAGCGAAGCTCATCACGTAAAAAACCAGTGTTTGTATACGGAAATTCATAGAAAGGTTTATTTTCCTGTTCTTCCAGTTGGTGAATTTTCGCAACCATAATTTCAACGTCTCGATATGTGTATTTTTCTTTATCGGCTGGCAACGTCTCGTTAGGTTTCACGATATCTTTATAGTTCATTTCAAGCTTTTCAAGTCCTACATCTTTACCGCAAGCCGCAAGACCTTTATTCGTGAGCTTGTAACTACATCTGAATTCCAAAACATTGTCTATAATAAGATATAACGGTTCGTGAGTGTCCATATAAAAGCCGCCTGTCATGGTATGCCCCTCAAGGTTTCTTATTATAGCTTCCATTTCATAGGACAAGTTATGCACATATATGATTAAGCGGTTTTCGCCTTGAGTTGCAAAAGTTTGGTATTGGGTGTGAAAATAGTCGTATAAGTTTGACCATGATGAGCATGTATTATAGTTATAGTCGCTATCCATTACCGACCAATGCCATGTGTAGATTATGTCGCAATCTTCTGCTATGTGTTCATGAGTCGTTTCAATGTCAAAACAAAGAAACTTTTTACAATATGAAATTTTTTCTTTTCGTTTTGCCATTGTTTACACCTCGCCTTAAATGTCGTCAAAATCTTGATCAAGAGATAACCACTCTCCGGAACTGCCCTCACGTTGTACATCCAAAAACCATGAGTCAAGGTCAACATCTTCCGGATTCATTGTTGCTAGTCCATCGAAGCCACTACCTAGTGTATTTCCAGCCCAGTTAGCATAAGCAAGTAACTGTTCACTATCATACTGTTCACCCTCGTGAGCTGACTGCCACGCACCCATGTACGTCGTCATTTTCTTCCAATCTTCAAAAGATAAATTTTTGAGTTTTGGATGATTCTCTAACATTTTCTGGTATGCCTTATTTTGTAGTTGTCTATATCCCGTATAAGTTGATTGTTTCGCATTTAATATCTCGATAGCGGTTGATACTTTTTTCTGGATCGCTTGCAAGGACAAGCCTTGATACTTAATGTCAAACCCTTTATATCTGTCGTAGATAGGGTTGATTTCACCTGTGTAACGTTTACCGCGTTCACTGAAATATTCTCTAAGGGTTGCAAGTCTGGTTTGCGCTCTCTTGCCTAATGTTCTAAGTAACAGAAGTGATTCATCTTTTGTGTAGTGCTTCTTGAGCAAGACATACTTTCCATTGGACACATCGTATAAAATCCCTTTTGCGCGTTGGACTTCGCCAACACGCTCTTTTTGCTTACTTGCCATAAATTTCTACCTCTCTCTCTGTAAAAGGCTCGATGTAGCCGCTTGCTATTGCGCTTTGAATCATTTCATCAGCTGTCATATGATACAGTGGCGCGTATAATTCGAGTGAGCTTCTCACTTCTCTGTAATACTTCAGTCGCAAAACAGGTGTTTTGATATCGTCCAATGCTCTCAATACAATAGCGTGCTGAAGTTCTAATAATTGGCTTTCTAAATACATATATTTGTTTACCTCACTTTCGTTTTTTTTTATTCTAACATGTAATTGTGAACAAATATACGATACTTTGTTAATAAATTGTTAACATTTTATGAATTTAAAAGGGGACTTTTCAGTCCCCTAGCAGATGCAAAAAAACGAACAAACTTGATTAGTTTCCGTTCATTATTTGGTTGTCAACCGCACTGTTGACCGTTTGCCATGTTTAAAAGCTTCTTACCATGATTTTGAAGAATGACTGTCCAGAGTTTCTTGAAATCCCTGTTGTACACTCAATGATGAAATCATGACCGTTAGCTTGCGCTTCCGTTAACAAATCAGCAATCTTATCAATTTCACGTGCAACACCTGTTGCGTAGATTCCAAAACCTTCTTCAGTTTCCATACAGAGATAGTAAGTGTTTTTTTCTGTCACATCATCAGTACCTACTACAATTCCTAACAGCTTACCAGATGGTTTTGCATCCTTCGCAAGTGCTGTTGTTCCATTGATTTTTACAAGCTTTACACATTTTTCGTCTCCAGATACAAGTTCAAATTTCTTCATAATTTTAAATCTCCTTTTTGTGCTATTTGTTTGAAGTGTAATATTAGTAATATCAGCCGTTTATATTATAGTGTGTTGTGGTCTACGGTGGTAAACCAGATACATATATGCCGTCATTTACGCAACTTGTAGAAATTGCGATAATGTGTTTTCTCCCCATTGTTAAAAGTGAAAGTGTAATACGTCTCTTTATCCGTTTGCACTTTTTGCAACGTCCCTCGAATCTGATTTGTATAGTACCCCTCGCAGAGTAGAGTGGAATCGAGGTCATAATAATTGATTGCTCCATCATTTAAAGTCTCCTTTATAGTGGTGCGCTTGTCTACAAAATTGATACGTGCTCCTGTTGGTACGTTCACACGTCTGATTTGTTTTCCCATCATCACTCCTCATCCTCATGTGTTTGCTCGTAAATTGTATATTTTACAGCTTCTTCGATATCCTCAACCCCTAAAACTTCTTTAAGGTCTTCGCCTTTTCTCCTTATGATCGCTAAACATGCAGATAACTTATCAAGTAATTCTTCCATATATTCTTGTATTGTGCCAAAATCGCCGTCACAAATATTTGATACAATAGTACGGTTCACGCCACATAGAATTATCAGTACCGCGTTTGCGGCAATTTGCTTCATCATCTTTTTAACATCTTCGCTTTCAACTTCCGACACATTTTTCCCACTCTTGATATTTTCCTCAGCCAATGAAATTAACTCTCTCTTTTCATTAAATGTCATTGTTTCAATCCTCACTTTCTTTATTTGCGTTTGATGTTTGTTTCTTTCTTGTTACATTTATATAGTACCATGGTTTGTTTTTTTTGTCTAGTGATATTTTTTAATTTCATGTACGGATTTATTGATCTTTTATAGTTCATAGTTTGTTAATAATTGTGACATGTTTTGTTCAT